AACAATTGAAAGAATTGCTTTGGCTTTTATTGAGGATTTACTTTTATCAAAAATTCTTAAAAAGGAAGATAATAGATTAAAAACTGAAAAAAATATTACTAGAGAAAAACAAAAGCAAATTGCATTGCAATTAATATTAAATGCTATTGGTGGTGGTGGTGGTGGCTTTCCAGGATTTGCGAATGGTGGTGCAGTATCTAAAGGCAAACCAATTATCGTTGGAGAACAAGGGCCAGAATTATTTGTACCAAATCAAACAGGACAAATTACACAATCTGCTAGAGGTACAGGTGGTGGCGAAACAAATGTTAATTTTACAATCAATGCAACAGATGTTAGAGGTGTAAAAGAATTATTAATTGATAACAGAGCAACTATCGTTAATGTAATTAATTCTGCATTAAATGAAAAAGGTAAAGAGGCATTAGTATAATATGAGTGGACAATTTCCAACTTCTCCAGCACCTAAAGACGCTAGTATTGGTTCAATACAAAATACTATCGTAAGTGTAACAACATCTGGTAGAGTTCAAACTAGACAAATTGATGGTCAAAAATTTAGTATTACTTTGGATTACCCACCAATGAGCAGATCAAACTTTGCACCTATCAAAGCATTTATTATGAAACAACGAGCAAGATTAAATACATTTACTGTTATTCCACCTGTTGTATCAAATGCTCAAGGTGTAGCTTCAGGAACTATAAGTGTTAATGGTGCTATATCTTCTGGTGCAACTACTTGTACTATTGATGGCATGGCCACAAGCACAAATGATATTTTAAAAGCTGGAGATTACTTTAGATTTACAGGACAAGATAAAGTTTATATGGCAGTTGAAGATTTAGATTCAGATGGTTCTGGAGAGGGAACACTTACTTTTGAACCACCTTTAAGATCAGATGTAGCAGATGATGTAGCTTTGATTTATGATAATGTTGATTTTACTGTAAGACTTTCTAATGATATTCAAGAATATTCTATTGTAACTAATGACCTTTATAAGTATCAGATAGACTTAATAGAAAATTTATAATGAAAAAATACAAAATTACCCATAAGGTAACTGCCGACTTTATTGCTGAAATTATAGTAAATGAAGATCAAATAGATGCTAGTATTAATGATCTCAAAGAATATAAGAAACCTAATAGCAAATTCGACTTTACTATGTTAAAAGGTACAGAAAGTGTAACCCAAACAACTTACGAAGAACATGACGAGAACATTAACAACAGCAGTAAAGAATGAACTTGAAACAGATAGCTTACAACCTATTAGTCTTGTTTATATTAATGTAGGTTCAGGGTTTAGATTTACAGACCATTATAAAGACATTACTTTTGATTCAAATACATATTCAGCATCATCATTATTCACAAGATTATCTAGTGTTACAGAATCATCAGAAATAGAAGTTAGCAATATAACTCTATCATTTTCAGGTGCAGATCAAACAATCATATCTTTATTTTTAAGTAATAACTATATGGAGAAAGAAGCAGAAGTTTATAAGGGCTTTTTAGATAGCAACGAACAAGTTATTGCTGACCCATTCCTTTTATTTAAAGGTAGAATTGAATCTTTTAGTATTGATGAAAGTATTAATAATTCAAATGCTAATATTGTAGTTGCATCTCATTGGTCAGACTTTAGTAAAATAGAGGGTAGAAAAACAAACACAGGATCACAAGAATTACATTTTTCAGGAGATAAAGGTTTTGAATTTGCTTCTCAAACAGTTCAAGATATTAAATGGGGTAGATCATAATGCAAGATGTTATTAATCTATTTAACAAGTTTGATCGTTACAAAGGTAAAGAATTAACTAACTATTTAGAACCATCAATTAAACTCAATCAATATAAAAAATTTTATGATAATAATGAATTAGTTGGTTTTGTTAATTGGGCTTATATCCATGATCTTGTAGAAAAAAGATTTAAACAAACAGGCAAGATAAAATCTAATGAATGGAACTCAGGTAATAATTTATGGTTAATTGAGATTGTATCTATAAAAAATACATTTAAAATGATGCGTTGGGTTTATCATTATTTTAGAAAACAATTAAAGGTAGATCATTCTATAAATTGGTTAAGAGTAGATAGTGATATTTATAGAGTAGGTCAAAAGTTTAAAAGGAGTTATCACTAATGGGTGGTATAGTAGAAGCTGTTGTAAATGTTGTAACAAGTTTTATTGGGTGGCTAATACCAACACCTGATATTCCTGACTTTGATACACCAGAAGAAGAACGAGGTGTATTAATTAACAAACAATCAAATAACGCACCTATCCCTGTAGTTTATGGAAGACGACAAGTAGGAATTACTAGAGTATTTGTAGAATCATCAGGAACAGATAACGAATATTTGTATATGGCTGGTGTAGTTTGTGAGGGAGAAATAGAAGAAATAGAACAAATATTTATAGATGATAAAAGAGTTATTTTTGATGGCGACTTAGATCATGGAGTAGTAAGAGAAGTTTCAGGTGGAGATGCTAATTTTTATAAAGATGGTGAATCATATATTCAAATTCAAGCATTTAATGGAACTGACGATCAAGTTGCTTCATCAATATTAACTAATTCTACTAATTGGACATCTAACCATAGATTAAGAGGTGTATGTTATGTAGCCTTTAGGTTTAAATGGAATCAAGATTTATTTAGTTCTATTCCACAAGTTAAAGTAACATTAAAAGGTAAAAAAGTTTATGACCCTAGAGACACAACTACTAAATGGACACCAAACTCAGCATTAGTATTATTAGACTATTTAAGAAATAGTAGATATGGAAAAGGATTACCAGATAGTGCATTTGAATCTGACTTTGCATCTTTTAAAACTTCTGCAACTGAATCAGATATTTTAATACAACCAAGAACAACAAGTGTCACTCAAAATGCTGGTTTAACTTCTGAATTTTTTAGTGGATATTATTCAGATAATCCTAATTTTTTTGTAAATAAATTTGTAGAAAATACAGATCAAGTAACAAGTATAATTAATGTTAGCACACAACAATATCATTCAAGAAGATATTATGGTTATTTTACAGCACCAAGTTCAGCTAGTTTTGATTTTCAAACTTCCTCAGATGATTCATCTGTTGTTTATATTGGAGATGCTAGTCAAACTGTAGATAATTTATTTAAAGAAGTAGAGAATAATAAAGATGCAAAATTAGTTGTAAATAATAGAGGTTGGCATGGAAATCAAACTCAATCAGGAAGTAAAACATTAGTAAGTGGTTCTGTATATCCTATAATTATTTATTATGGTAATGCACCATCAAACAGTAATTTAACTTTTGAATGGAGAGTTAGTGGTGGTTCATACAGTACAAGTTTATCTTCTAATTTTACTAATGGAAATTATATTACAGATGTTATTCCACAAATTATTAAATTTGAATCTAATGCTGTTATAGACACTAACCAAAAAGTAATTGATAATGTAAAAAAACTTTTAAATCCTATGAGGTCATTATTTACTTATAATAATGGTGTTTATAAACTTAAAATTGAGGGAACAGGATCAGCAGTTAAAACAATTACATCAGATCATGTAGTAGGTGGTGCAAAAGTTTTAGGAGAAAGAAAAAATAATAAGTATAATCGTGTTATTGGAACTTATGTCAATCCATTTAAGAATTGGCAGAATGACACAGTTTCTTTTCCACCAGCAGACGATACTAATGTTGTAACTGAATTTAAACACGCAACAATGTTAGCAGATGATAATAATACTTTGCTAGAGGGTAATTTTGAATTTCCTAATGTAACCAATACTTATAATGCAGAAGCACTTTGTGAAGTAATTCTAAGAAGATCAAGAAATCAATTACAAATACAATTAACTTTAACATCAGAATTTTTAGAATTAGAAATAGGCGATATTGTTGCAATCACATATCCTAGTGGTGGTTTTGATGCTAAACCTTTTAGAGTGTTAGGTATTGAGATTAATGAAGATTTAACAGTAAATGTTCAGTTATTTGAACATCAAGATAATTTTTATGATTTTAATGAAAAAAATCCTATACCAACAATACCAGATACAACTTTACCTAATATTAATTCTGTTCAGGCACCAGCTATATCAATTTCAGATGAACTATTTGAACTATTTGATGGTTCAGTTGTTTCTAAATTAATTGTAAATATAACAAGTACAGATGCTTTCGTTGATCAGTTTGAAGTAGAATACAAAGAATCAACCTCATCAAATTACAGATTAATGCGTAGAGGTACTAATACTATTGTAGAAAAATATCCTGTTAAAGAGGGAACTATCTATGATGTAAGAGTTAGAGCAATTAACTCTATAGGAATTAAATCTACTTACACAACTTCTCAGCATGAAGTGGATTCAGCATTTGAACCACCACAAGATGTTCAAAACTATTCAATAGATGTAGTTGGAGATAAATTACATCATACATTTGACCCTGTACCAGATTTAGATTTGGATTTTTACGAAATAAGATATACATCAGATACTACAGAAACTTCATACGCAAATACAGTTGTATTAGTTCCAAGAATAGGAAGACCAGCAACTTCTATTGTAACACCTTATGTTGCTAAAGGTAAATTTTTTATAAAAGCAGTAGATAAATTTGGAATCAGATCAACTAATTATGCAAGTCAATCTATAGC